AATGACCCACCTATCTTTGGATATGGTGACGTTATTCTAAACTGGGAAGAAAAGGAATTGCTTGGCGAGATCAAGACAATGCCTAACGAAGGTTTTGAGTACCGAAAGATTGCAGGTAAGCCAAAACTAGGACACATGGTCCAGTTGCTTATCTATATGAAGATTCTCAACAAGAGCAAGGCAGTTCTTATTTATGAAAACAAGAACAACCATGAACTGCTTATCTTTCCTGTTGAGTTGAATGAATACATGTATCAGTGGGTAGAGAACACTTTTGAATGGATGCGAACAGTTCGTAAGGCATGGACAGATAAGACCTTGCCTGAAAAGAACTATCGCTCAAATTCAAAGATATGCAAGACATGTCCAATCCGTGAGGCTTGTGACCTGGCTGGTTCTGGAGTGATCAAAATTAAATCTCTGGAGCCTTTAGATGAAAACCAAACATTGTAAATGGTGTGACAACCAATTTGAAACCAAGGTATCTTATCAGATATACTGCTCACCCCCATGTAGGGATGCTGCTACAAAAGAAAAAATAGCAGAAAGATACCAGATGCAAAGACGAGTGCGTAGGAGAGACAAGCCTCGTGCTTGCAAGTCTTGTAACAGACAGTTGTCTGCATACAACGATCAAAACATTTGTGATACCTGTGAAGTTGATCCTTCAGAGGTCTCCAAGGTTTTAAGAGAAATAAAAGGATTGATGAATGGTAAAGATAGGTAGCCCAAATGCGAAGCCCAAAAACATTCTTGCTATTGATGCTAGCACTAATAGCCTTGCTTTTGCTATCTTTTCTGATCTATCCCTAGTAAAATATGGAAAGATTAAGTTTGAGGGAAACAATGCATATCAAAAATTGGGCGATGCTGCAATCAAGACTTTGCCTTTTCTTAAGCAGTTCGAAGTTGACGCAATTGTTATTGAGCACACTGTCTTCATTAACAGCCCAAAGACTGCTTCTGATCTTGCCCTAATCCAGGGTGCACTTCTAGGTGCTGCTAAATTGGCAGGTATCAGGACAGCAGGCTCTATCAATCCTATTACATGGCAAAGTTTTATTGGCAACAATAAACTAAGTGCTAAGGAGAAGCAAGACCTGATGGCAGAGTTTCCAGGCAAGTCGAAGAACTGGTATCAGAACAAATCTCGTGAGATTCGTAAACAAAGAACAATTAAGTTTGTTAATACATACTATGATAAAAGCATCCAGGATGACGATGTGGCAGATGCCGTGGGCATTGGTCACTATGCAGTTCACAACTGGGGAAAGATTGACAAGTAGATGGCAAAGTTGTATACTAGTGAAGTCTGGTTGAAGAAAAGATATCACCTAGACAAGAAGACACCAGAAGAAATCGCAAAGGAATGTGGGACAAGCGTAGAAACCATTTACGTTTATCTTGCTAAGTTTGGATTGAGAAAGTCAAGACGATGAAGATTTTAAAACATTTCAAGAAAGTATTAACGGCATACGTTATTAGGATTAACTGTAAGCACGTAGATTCACACTCAGCATCATGTCCATTTACAGGTCTAACATATACAACCTGTAACAAATGTTTAAAGAGAGTTAAGGTAGAAGTAACCAATGGCTAGAAAAAGAAACAGCGTAGAGGTCCTGCAGACAAAGTTTGTTCGTGAAGAGAGACTGGTTCTTGATGGATTTGAGGTGCTCCGTGGAGACACCATCAAGGTAAAGGGACAGTATGGTGGCAAGTTTAAATTTGACTACCTGACAACTAATTCTGAAACTGGATCCCAGTGGGTTGACTGTTTTGAATTACAGCGAGGTGCCACTGGTGCTTTCCGTGCCTTTAAGATTGAAGACATAAAGCGTGTACCAAAGAGAAGAAAGAGAGCCAAGCGTGTCGTTTGAAGACCTAACAATTGAGCACCTTGATGAAGTAAACAAGGTTGTAGAAAAGTATCTAGCAGGTACAGAGCCTACACAGATTTCTAAAGAATTGGCTATGCCACGACAAAAGGTTGTTGCATATATTAACGAGTGGCGTACGATGGCTGCAGACAATGCTGCTATCCGTGCTCGTGCTAAAGAAGCACTTGTGGGTGCAGACACTCACTATACTAAACTAATTAGTAAAGCATATGAAGTTATTGACGAAGCCACAACCATTGCTAACCTAAGTGCCAAAACTGCAGGTATCAAGTTGGTCATGGACCTAGAGAAGACTCGTATTGAGATGCTACAGAAAGCAGGACTACTTGAGAACAAGGAACTTGCCGAAGAGATGATCGCCATTGAAAACCGACAGGAAATCTTGGTGGGCATTCTAAAAGACATTGCAGCAGAACACCCAGAGGTACGAGACAAGATTATGCGTAGGCTGTCAGAAGCGTCTAAAGATAAAGAAGTAATTACCGTGGTGGTTAATAGCGATGTTTGATGATTTCCTGGAAGCACTTAAGTCCGACAACTTTGCAGAGCGTCCTGTGGATGCTAAAACATTTGTTGAGGGCGAAGCGTATCTAGGACAGCCACCGCTATCACAGGTGCAGTATGACATTGTTGAGGCTATGTCACAAATCTATAGACTTGAAGACGTTATTGATCTGCTGGGTGATACCGAGGGTCGCAGATACTACAACAAGTACACAAAGAACGAGGTTATCCTGCAACTCGGTAAGGGTTCTGGTAAAGACTTTACATCTACTGTTGCTTGTGCATATATCGTTTACAAACTACTTTGCCTAAAAGACCCAGCCAGATACTTCGGCAAGCCATCTGGTGACGCTATTGATATTATTAACGTTGCTATTAACGCCCAGCAGGCTAAGAACGTTTTCTTTAAGGGATTCAAGTCTAAGATTGAAAGATCTCCATGGTTTGCTGGAAAGTTTTACGCAAAAGCAGACAGCATTGAATTTGATCATGCCATTACCGTTTACTCAGGTCACTCTGAGCGTGAGTCTCACGAGGGTCTTAACCTACTTCTTGCGGTACTGGACGAGATTTCAGGATTCGCATCTGAGGTTACCACAGGTAATGATCAGGGTAAGACTGCAGACAACATCTACAAAGCCTTCCGTGCCTCTGTAGACTCTCGTTTCCCAGACTTAGGAAAGGTAGCACTCCTATCGTTCCCTCGTTACCCAGGTGACTTTATCTCTCAAAGGTATGATGCCGTAATTGCAGAGAAAGATGTGATAACTAAGACTCATAGATTTGTTATGAATCCAGAGTTGCCAGAGGATCAGGAGGGTAACTATTTAGATATTGAGTGGGAAGAAGATACAATTGTTTCATACAAGTATCCAGGAATGTTTGCCCTTAAGCGTCCTACATGGGTTGTAAATCCTACTCGCAAAATTGATGACTTCAAGTTGGCATTCTTTACAGACATGGGTGACGCTATGCAACGCTTTGCTTGTGTACCAACCTTCTCGTCTGATAGATTCTTTAAGCAAGAAGACAAGATTCGTGAGGCTATGAGCATTCGCAACCCTCTAGACACTAGCAGAAGATTTGAAGAATCTTTCAAACCAGACCCAGATAAAATTTACTACGTACATGCTGACCTTGCACAGAAGCACGACAAGTGTGCTGTTGCAATTGCTCACGTAGATAAGTGGGTAAATCTACAAATTCTTAAAGACTACAATCAGGTAGCACCTATCGTAGTGGTAGATGCTGTAGCCTGGTGGGAGCCGAAGGTAGAAGGTCCAGTAAACCTTTCAGAGGTTAAGCAATGGATTCAGAACCTAAGAAGGCTAGGATTTAATATAGGTATGGTGTCATTTGACCGCTGGCAGTCATTTGATATCCAGAACGAACTGAAGCAGGTGGGTATGAGAACTGACACTGTTTCGGTTGCAAAGAAACACTATGAAGACATGGCGATGCTAGTATATGAAGATCGCCTAGTCATGCCAGCAATTGATCTACTATTTGAAGAACTAATCGAACTTAAGATTGTTAAGCAAAATAGAGTAGACCACCCTCGCAAATCTTCCAAGGACTTGGCGGATGCTGTGTGTGGTGCAATCTTTGGAGCAATATCACACACTCCAAAGGACCAAAACCTTGAGGTTGAGGTTCACACTTTCAGAGATCGCCCTAAAAAGACGCTTGACACAGATCAGAACGGTGTGATACAATATAAGCCTATGCCAAAAGAGGTTAAAGAATACCTGGCTAGATTCGATCTAATCTAACTATAAATATAAGGAGAAACAAACATGACTTCATTTAAGAAGCCACTAATTGCTATTGCCTCAGCACTAGCACTCGTAGGAACTGTTCTTTCAGTACCTGCCAACGCTGCAACCGCAGCACTAACTGTTAACGCTGTTGCAGTTACCACCGCACCAACTACTGCTGCTAACGCTGTAGCACTACCTGTACCTGCAGACAACTCTGTAGATGCAACTGACGCTCTTAAGATTGCTCTTACTAGCGTTGCAACTGGCAGTGCTGTTACAGCAACCGCAACCGATGCACTATTGCTCACCAGCCTAACTGGTGCAACTGCTGCTTCAGGTTCAGCAACACTAAACATTGCAACTGGTACTGGTACCACTGCAGACATCTTCGTGTTCACAAAGACCACTAAGACTGGAACTGTTGCTGTTACGGCTGATGGCGTAACTACCACCTACTACGTAAAGGGAACCGCTGGTGCTCTTAACACAATTAAGGTAGATGCACCAACTGCTGCCCTTGGCACCACAGCAAAGGTAACTGTCACTGGTACTGACGTATTCGGCAATGCCGTTTCTGGTTCTTCTGTAGCACTTCAGGTTGTTTCTGCAACTGCAACTGCTACTCATGCAATCACCACCACTGCTGACGGTACTGCAGTCAAGGACCTAACTGGTCTTGCTGTAGGATCGTACGATCTTCTTGCAACCGCCACTGTATCAAGTGCTGTAACTGGTCTAACTGCTCCTACTGGTTTCGTTCGTGGAACCCTTAAGGTAGTTGACCTTGCTGCTCTCGTTGCAGAGAAGGATGCAGAACTCGCAATCGCCAAGGCTCAGGTTGCAGACCTAACTACTAAGTTGGCTCTTGCAGAGGCTAAGGCTGCTGGCAACAAGGCAAAGTACAACGCACTAGCAAAGAAGTGGAACGTAAAGTTCCCAAAGGCTAAGGTTGCACTGCTTAAGTAACTGTGGTAAAATAGATTGGGGAGAGGGCTTTCGTCCTCTCCCTTTTCTATCACCAAATTATAAAAAGGGGTTATACTAGATGTCCTTAGATATCGTATACTTCTCAAATTATTCGGGGAATACCAAAAGATTTGTGGAGAAATTAAATGCTAGACACAACAACATTACTCGTATTCCTATTGATTGGGATAGCGACAACCCTACTACTGTCACTAACGGTTATGTACTTTTTGTACCGACTTATGGTGGGGGTAGTGAGAGATCTGCAGTACCCAGACAGGTTCGACACTTTCTAAACATTCCTGGCAACAGGGAAATGCTTCGTGGTATCGTAGGACTTGGCAATACAAATTTTGGAGAGCATTTCTGTAAAGCAGCAGAGATAATCTCAGGGAAGACTGGTGTCCCTATAATAGCCAGAGTAGAAATATTTGGAACGTCAGAAGACGTACAGAGAGTACAGGAGAGGTTGGAACAACTAAATGGATAATTACAGTTATCACGAACTAAACGCAATGTTGAATCTATGGTCGGATGAAGGCAAGATTCAATTTGACAAAGACAAGCAGGCTGCGAGAGCATACTTTTTAGATCACGTAAATCTAAACACAGTATTCTTTCACACGCTAGAAGAAAAGTTGCACTACTTGGTAGAGCACGAATATTATGAAACAGAAATCCTAGACAAGTACTCTTTTGAATTTACTAAGGAACTATTTAAGCAAGCATATGGACACAAGTTCCGCTTCCCAACATTTGTTGGTGCTTACAAGTTCTACACTCAGTATGCACTAAAGACATTTGACGGTGAGCGTTACCTGGAGCGTTTTGAGGATCGTGTCGTAATGACATCACTCATGCTTGCAGGTGGAGACGAGAAGTTGGCTAAGGACTTGGTTGAGGAAATCATCACAGGTCGCTTCCAGCCAGCAACTCCAACATTCCTAAACGCAGGTCGCAAGCAGCGTGGAGAGTACGTATCGTGCTTCCTGTTGCGTATTGAAGACAACATGGAGTCTATTGCACGTGCAGTAAACTCTTCTCTACAGTTGTCAAAGCGTGGTGGTGGTGTTGCACTAAACATGACCAACCTACGTGAACTAGGTGCACCAATCAAGAAGATTGAGAACCAGTCATCGGGTGTTATTCCAGTTATGAAGATGCTTGAAGATGCCTTTTCCTACGCAAACCAACTGGGTGCACGTCAGGGTGCAGGTGCGGTTTACCTAAACGCTCACCACCCAGACATCATGCGATTCCTTGACACCAAGCGTGAGAACGCTGACGAGAAGATGCGTATTAAGACTCTCAGCCTTGGCGTGGTAGTTCCAGACATCACTCTTGAACTTGCTAAGAACAACGAAGACATGTACCTATTCTCTCCATACGACATTGAGCGTGTCTATGGTGTGCCTATGTCAGACATCTCCATCACTGAAAAGTACCAGGAGATGGTTGACGATGCACGTATTCGTAAGACTAAGATCAAGGCACGTCAGTTGTTTGAAACCATTGCAGAACTGCAGTTTGAGTCAGGGTATCCATACATTGTGTATGAAGATACTGTTAACAATGCTAATCCTGTAGAGGGTCGCATCAACATGTCTAACCTATGTTCTGAAATCCTACAGGTGAACACTCCTACTACCTACAACAATGACTTGTCATACATGGACATCGGTAAGGACATCTCATGTAACCTAGGATCGCTAAACATTGCTAAGGCTATGGAGTCTCCAGACTTTGGTAAAACTATTGAGGTTGCAATCCGTGCACTAACTTCTGTCGCAGACATCTCATACATTGATTCAGTTATGTCAATTGCCGAGGGTAACAAGAAGTCACGTGCTATTGGTCTAGGTCAAATGAACCTACACGGCTATTTTGGTAAAGAGCGTATGTACTATGGAGAAGAGGAGTCAATTGACTTTACTAACATCTACTTCTATACAGTTCTTTACCACGCACTAAAGGCATCTAACAAGATGGCTATTGAGACAGGCTCACCATTTGACAACTTTGAGAAGTCTAAGTATGCGGACGGAACATTCTTTGTTAAGTACATCTCACAGGAATGGAAGCCAAAGACTGACAAGGTTGC